CCACTAATTTGACTTATAGGTATGATTGAACTATCTGTTAAAACTATATCTAATATGCCTTGTATATCTAAAAAGTTTTGATTCACAATGATAAAAGCATCTCTTAACTTATCTCCAGTTCCATCATTAGCTGTTGCTCCTGTGTTTATTACTATCATCCTTTAATTCTTTTTTTTCTTTTTCCTTCTCTATTTTAACTTCTTCATAAAGTTTAGATAGTTTTATTATATCTTTATCTTTAATCTTATATTCTCCTCTTATCATTATCTACAATTATTTCCTTTCTTGATAAACCATCCTCCATAAGTTCTGTGTTTAACTCCACAAGGTTTATCATATTCTGGTATAGTATTTACTTTAATCCAATTCAAAAATTGTTCTTCATATAAAGTATATAACTTTCTACTTGCCTGAACTAAATAATCTACTTCTTCTTTAGTAACACTATCAGCATTATCTGTCTTACCTTTTGTGATACCATTATTAGTAACCATATAAGCACCTTGTGTTAAATATATCTCTGCTGAACCATGAATAATCATCTCACTAACATAATCATTGAATAATTCTAAATATAATCCTGCTAATGAGTTTGTTTCAAAATCAGAAACTATCTTGTTATATAAGTCTGCTCCTAATAAAGGTTTTATTAAAAGATTTTGGCAAGCCTTAATTGCTTGTAAGTATCTATCAACATCTACATTACCACCTATAATAGTATTTCTTGTTAGTTCATCTTGTTTGATTAAAATTGTCTGTAATCCCATTATATTTCTATTATATTTTTTTACCTATTCCTGGCAATTCATCTACAACATCTTGGTTGTTATCATAGTGTGTTTCAATACCTAATTCTAAAACTTTCTCTACCTTTGCTTTATTTGAACTTGTAGCAAATACTCTGTTAAAAGGTATTCCATGTTCATCAGCAAATGATAACATACCTGTTTTTGTTCCTCTTGCTGATATAATATATACTACTTTTCCACTTGCTAAGGCTCTCTCTAAAGCAAGAACTCCTTTTTCAGTAGTCAATGTGTCATCATAATCAAAACTAACCTTCTCAGCAGCCATTTTTAGTGTCTGTGGTTCTACTATTGGTTGTTCTATTATTGGTTGTGTTGTAACTCTTAATTCTTCATAATCAACAAATACTAATTTAACATTAGGATTTGTCTTCTTAAATGCTTTCTCTAAACCTGTTGTTAAAATCTTTCTCATAGGATTGATTTGACTTCTATATAAAATCTTTAATGATTGAACCATTTGTTCTGCTGCTGAGTTAAAACCTGTTGGCATTGGTAATCCAAATAAAGACTTATCATTTACTTTATGACTTAACATAATCTTCTCTAAACATTCTGCACTTAAAAACTGAAACTGTGAGTAAGCATCTGTTATCTCAATACTCTCCACAGTGGTTCTGTTCTCATAATTATCATTAAATGATACTACTGTATTACCAGCAGCATTTGAACCAGTAACCTTTCTTAAAATTACTTGTTCTGCTTCTTCCTTTGCTTCTTCTGAATCTGTTGTTCCTTGATTGATGTTGATAATCTTTCCTGCTGAAAAGTTATTCTTAATATGTTTATTATAATAGTTAGATAACTCTTCCTCTGTTTGACAATACTGAATACCTGACTGCCAATCTGGTAGGGCATAAACTGGTTGAGCAGATTGTCTTTTAATATAAAGTATCTCTGTCTCTAATCCATTACCATAACCAAATGCTGGAAACTCTTGTGGTTTATATCTTGTTCTAAATCTCCAATCAAAAGAATACCAATAAGATGTTATATCATCTGTAATGTCTGCTTCTTTATTTACTGCCAATGATTTTGTTGGTATATAATAAAGTTTATTTACACCACCACCAAAATTATATATCACTTGAAAAGCGCAGGCACCTTGCATCTTAAAGTCTGTAACTGCATTTCTTAAATCTTCTTCACCTAAAATAGTAGTAACATCAACTGAACCACTTTCATCAATTAAACCTTCTCCTAAAATATAATTTGTAAAGTTATCAATAATAGATTGATTAGTTGGTGATCCTAAATATGCTTCTTCTACTACATAAAAGTATTCATTATTTACACCATTTGTAATCCATTTATTACTTGATATAAGCAAAGATTGTACATCAACCTTTACATATTTATTCATTTCTATAAAATGTATTTTCTTCATATTAAATTATATTTTTATTATATTATTATCAACAACTTTATGTAAGATATAATCTTCTAAATCTGTTTGTGTTGTTGCCATAATTTTACCTCTCCACATAAGTTTATCTGTTAAATCAGTTACTCTTACTTCAAATGTTTCATTATCAATAAACTGATGGTAGAACTCTAATACCATTATGCCATCTTCTTGTAATGCTGGTAGTTCATATATTGTTTCTACTTGTTTAATCTCACTCCACATAACTAATTTTACTTCACTTGTAAAAAATCTATAAGGAACTCTTAAAAAGTATGTTGTGTCTGGGTTTATAGTCATATCAGCAGTGTATAAGTTGCTATCTACTGTGATTATATTATTATCAACTGTTAAATAGTCTCCTCCTGTTGCACCACTTATCTCAATTATCTTTAATGACATATACTCTGTTATTTTCTATAAAAACACCTGAGTTCTGTTTTGTAAATAAATAAAAAAAGAGAACCTTGTGAGTTCTCTTCTTATAAATAATTTTAAGGTTTATTATCCTGGTATTTGTGATGCTGTTGCATTTAATGCTTTCATATTATTTGAAGCAGAACCTGTAAGATACCAAATTGGTTCTTTTTCCATTCCTACTGCAGTTAAAGTATATCCATTTAATGAATCCATTGTTCCTTGAACCTCACTTTTACCTGAGATCTCACAACCATGGTTTTTACCCATTAAGAATACATCTCCTGAGTTTGCTTCAACAAAGATTTGAGGTCTTCCCCAAGCCATCATTTTAATTTGAAACTCCATCTCTGCTGATAATTTTGTTAGAACAAAGTTTAATGTTTGATTAAAAAATGTTGTCCCATTATCTCTTGATGATGTTATATCTTGTGTAAATGTATTACCTGAGTTTTTCAATTCATATTTATAAACAACATCTAAATCACCTATGTCTGTAAGTAAGTGTCCTGCATCTGTTGATGATGTAGTAAATTTATATTCATCAAAATTAGCAATATAAATTGCTTTTAATCCTGATACTGCATCTTTACATGCTAATAGACCTTTACCTTTTGTAATGTCACATGCCATATGTTTTAGTTTTTTTTTTCTTAATATAATATGAAGGGCCTTTATTCTAACCTTGAGTTTTTTACAGACCCTTTATATTACACTATATTTAATTTATTATACTCTTGAGTAAACAATTTGATTTCCAAATGAATAACCTACACCAGCAGAGAATACAATTTTAGTTCTGATGTTACCTGATAAATCTGATTCATCCATATCTTTGATAGATACATTGTTTAAGTCTGCTTCTAATCCAGTTAAGAAACCTAAGTTTTTAGTTCTGTAAGCCAAGATAGTATTTGATGGAAGACCTGCAATAGATACAACTGGCAAACCAATATAATCTAAAGTTTTGTCTCCAACTGGTGTACCAACCATATAGTTACCAACTTGTGATAATTTATAGTTTCTTGCTACATTAGGTGAAACTGCAATAATAATATCACTTTCTCCAACTACTTCTTCTGGGATTGCAAGATAAACTTTAGAAAGTTCTGCTTGAACATTTGCTACTGTTGATGCTGTTCCAACAATGTCAATTACATCTCCATCTGCCACAAATTGAGCCAATAGACCTGCAAATGAACCTGTTACACCAGTACCTTGCCAGATTTGAGTGTCTACTAAAGCACCCATGTTGTTTACCATTGCTAACAAGATTGCATCTGCAATAGTTGCTGGAATCTCATTTGCTGCTCCAAATAAACCTGCTTGTTGAGCTTGGAATGTTTGGTGGAACTCATCTTTACAAAGTTCATGTTTGATTTCATATTTTTTTGTTGCTACTTCTTTATCAGTATAAGTAACAGTTCCTGTTGGATCAAATCCACAAGAATAAGCAGCTAATCCAGCTGAGTAACCAAGTTTAGGTAAGTAACCTGAACCAATAACATTTGGTAATACAGTGATAGCACCTTGAGAGATTGTATCAGCTTTCTTAAATGCTTGAACAAAGATTTCTCCTGCCAATGCACCATTAAATGCTGAGTTGATAGTTTGTGTTGTTGCCATTATTATTTATTATTTTTTTTTGTTATTCTACTTAATGCTTCTAATGTGCTATCTGTAGATACTTCTTTTGTTTTCATTGTAATTGGTGATTGACCTTTTACTTCTGCTTTTAATTTTGTTGATGCAGCCATTGATTTCAATTCTACATTCTCCATTAAAACAGCCTCTTGTTGAACTGTAAGTTTTTCAAGATCTGCTTGTAGTTGAGCTACTAATGCTTTCAATGCTTCTACATCTACATCCTCAACTGGTTTAGCCACTTCATCAACAATTGCTGTTGTAGTTTCCTCAACATTAGTTGCAACTTCTGGTGCCACATCTTCTGCTAATACTGGTGCTTCCTCTAATTGATCTG